GTGGTTTTTCTAAATAAAACTCCTCATACTTATATGTTTTAAAACATTTATATCCTTCACCATATATTTTATCAGACCACATCTGACACTCCTGAGGAGTGTCAAAGTGCATAACAGTTAATAAACTATATAATATAATTTTATTCATTTAAGCTACCAACTCAAAATCAAATGTTAATTGCTCATCACATTTACTTGTTAATTGTGGGTTTTCTACCTCATAAAAATTATGAACTAATCTTTTGCTCCAATGATGAGATGCATCCATTGCTCTCCACTCAGGAACTTGGTTGTCGATTGTTGTCCAATCTCTAGTGTCCATAACAAGAACATGTCTAGTTATTTGTATAATATAAACTTTTCCTTGCTCTAAATTTTCAGTAACAAATTTGCTAAGTTTTCTTTTCTTATCAAGTTTTGTCCACTTGCCTTTTACTCCCAACTTTTTACAAGCTGTATGTATATTAGAATTGCTAACACCTTTGCAGTGTCTTTTTCCTCTAATTTTTCTTAGAGTTTGGTAAGCTGGCTCATATTCTATGCCAGCAACTGTAGCAACTGCGAAAGGTCCACACCATGTAACTCTAGGTATTCCTGTGTCGCAGTATATTATTTGTCTTGTTTTTGGGTTATGCTTTTCCATAATTATTCTCCCTTACCTATAACAATTTCAAAAGCCTTATCTAATATATTGCTTGGTTCATCATCAGTTTTAAAACCAGACTCTTCACCAAAATCGAAACTTGAAGAGAAAGATAATCTTTCTTCATAGCCATATCTTTTTAAAGCTTTTGCTATTATTTTTGGATCTGAAGATATAACTGCTATTTTACCAAAACATCTGCTATTTTTTAAATGCCATAGTTCTAACTTACCTTCGTCTGCTGATATGTGTTCAATTTTTCCCATTTTTTTCCTTTCTCAACTTTATATAACTAATATAAGCATTTCTGGGCAAATGTAAACCCCAAAATTAAAAATAATTAAAAAAAGATCTGTTTAAAAACAATGATTTATGTGAGCTTACGCCATTTATCTATTTGGAGTTTTCTGAAACCTTTATTTATTCGACCTTTTAATAGATACCAATCTCCTATTCTGCCTTCTTCTACAATAGGTTTTCCCAGCTTAGGATATTTCCATCGATCTATTCCAGCAAGGATTGGACCAGTATCATCTTCGAATTTCATATTAAGCCACAAGTTGTGTGTCTCTGCTCTTCTGCCACCTCTTTTAACTAAGTTTACAGCTTCATTTAAATCTCTAAGGTTTTTCTCCATCATTTTTCCGAATACAACAAATTCACCAGGATTATCAGCTTCTAAGTCTTGTATGTCAGTAATAGGTGTTTTTATTTTATGTGCAGCTGGATCTTTTTTAATATGACCAAATCTTCTCTCGCATTCGAAAATATCATCGAATGGAGTTTCTCCCTGATCTAAAAGTTTGTCTTGACGAGGTGTTAAAGGTTGTTTAAGTTTTCTTCTTTCTATGATGTCTTCTGCCATTTTCGGACCAACACCTTTGATACCTATAAGTCCTCCGATCAACTCACCATCTTGCACAGACCAATTTAATTCTGATCTATATTTATCATAAGGCTTATATCCTAATCCTTCTCTAACAACTTCTCTTAATAGTTTTACACCTTGATCATCATCTTTAACATTTCTAAGACATGCTGCAGCAAATTCTAAAGGAAATTTACTTTTTAAAACACAACACCAATAACTAACAATAGCATAAGCAATTGCATGACTTCTGTTAAATGCCATCGATCCCATTGTGTTAATGTTATCCCAAATTTCTCTTGCTTTCTTTTCTTCTAAATTATTTTCTAAAGCACCAACTTTAAATCTTTGCCAATACTGATCAAAAAATTCTTCTCCTAAAGATTTGCTCATTGCTCTTCTTAATTGGTTTACTTCTTCCCATGTTAATTTACCAACTTCTCTAGCAATTGTCATAACTTGTTCTTGATAAACAACTATGCCATATGTAACTTTTGTCACTTCTTTTACCATATCATGAATATAATAAACTGGTTCAGCTCCTGTCCTTTTTTTAATAAATTGTGTTGTTCCACCTGATGTTAATGGTCCAGGACGAGCAAGAGCTGTTATAGAAGCAATATCCTCAAAATTACTTATTTTCATTTGGCGTGTTAAAGATTGCAATGCATAACCTTCAAATTGAAAAATGCCTGCATATCTTTCTTTATTTAAAACATCAAAAGCTTCTGGATCTTCTAATGGATAATTTACAAGTTTATCTCTTTCCCATCCTACTTGTTCTAAAACATCATTTAATACAGAAAGTGTTCTTAATCCTAAAGCATCTATTTTTAATAAATTTAAACTTTCAGCATCTTTTTTATCTATTTGTGCTGCACCAGTTTGTGCACTCACGGAACAATATTTACTTACTGGATCTTCAGTAACGATAATGCCAGCTGCATGAACACCATTATGCCTAGCGTGATTTTCCATATGCTCTGCTATTCTTATTTGTGGATATTTTTCTAAAACTTTTTTACCTATTTCTAAATCATTAAATGTATCCATTATGCACATTGCAGCACGAGCATCACCAGAACTTCTTTCTATGATAGCACCTTTTAGATCATTAACTTCCCATGCAGGTATTCCTAGTTCTTTAGAAACTTCAGTTATTGTGCTTTTAGCTTTATATCTACTCACTGTTCCTAAATGTGCTACTTTTTCTGCACCATATTTTTGTCTTAAATATTCGAAAACCATTTCTCTTTTGTCGTCTTGAAAATCTATATCTATATCTGGAAGATCAGCACGAGTAACATCTATAAATCTTTCGAATAATAAATCAAATTTTATAGGATCTATGTCAGTTATTCCTGTTAAATAACAAACTAGAGAGCCAGCACTAGATCCTCTTGCTGGACCAACTAACATATGTTGTTTAGCATAATTAATCATATCAGCTATGACGTAAAAATAATCTTCGAAATTTTTACTAGCGATCATATCTATTTCTCTTCTTAAACGATCACCATAAACTTTATCTTTTAAATCTATTTTTCTATCTGGTGCACCATCTATACACATTTGTTCTAAAGTTTTTACAGGATCAAAAGAAATCATTTGAGCTTGTGGTAATTCAGCATTACATTCATCAGCAATTTGGTAAGTCATTTGTATTGCTTCATCTGGTATCCAAGGAATACAATCAACCAATTCATATTCATTTAATAAATGCATTGGCTGAGTTCTTTCTGTTCTATTCATACCAACTAAAACTTCATAAGCTTTTCTGTCTGTAACTTTTGGATAGTAATTGTCTGAAGTTGCTACAAATTGAAAACGCTTTTCTTTTGCCCAAAGAAAACTCTTTTTACTTGTCATTGGGTTTATCTCAAAATAAATATGCTTCTTTCTAGTTAAAGGTATTAATCCAAGATTAGGATTAGTTCCTGTTAAAATAATTACATTTTCAGATATTTCAAAAAGATCATAGTAGCTAATTCTCGGTATATAATAAAAATTTTCTTTAGATGTGCTTTTAGTTACGAGCTGATAGATCTCTGTTAGACCTGAATTATTTTTTGCTAAGAAAGCCATGTAATTTATTGGCTGTCTTGCTCTTTCAGTTGCATCTTCTACTACACCTATTTCAACTCCGAATATTGGTTTTTTCTTTTGTTTAATACATTCTTTGTTAAAATTAACATGACCCCAAGTTCCTGCATCTGCTATTCCTATTGCTTCGCTTGCACAATTTACTACATTTGGAATAGAACCAAAAGCTTTTCTAAAAGAATACTCTGTTCTTGTTCTTAAATGCAGCATCATATGTGTCCTTCTTTTTTATACCACTTTAATATCTCCACTGTTGCTTCTACATCAACTAAAGATCTGTGAGCACCTTTATGTTCTTTCCCAGTTATCTCTTTATATATTTCACTTAATTTACGCATTTTACCCCAAACACTTTGACCAACTTCAACTGAGCAAATATGGTTCATTGGCCAAGGAAATTTTGTAAGTTTGTCTATTCTCTCTAATTCGAATCTTAAAATCTTCCTATCAAAAGGCAAATTGTGTGCAGCCATCGATGTTTCACCAAGAAAAAATTTACATAAATCTTTATAATGATAAATAAAAGGTTTTTTCTCTTTTAAGTCTTCATCTTTTATTCCAGTTATTTTACTAATTTTAGGATCTAGATCGTGTCCAGGATTACACATAAATTCTAACCTATCATATTCTTCAAAATTGCCATCGGTAAATCTTATTGCACCGAACTCAATTATTCTAGGTTGTAAATCTAAGTCTGAACCTTCAGCTTTAGGCAATCCTGTTGTTTCTAAATCAAATACGATCATCGTCTAAAGACTCCAACATAAAAGCATAAACACCTAAATCATGAATTGAATCTTGATGAGCTTTTGGCCAGCCTTGACAATATCTTGTTAATTTAGCAACTAACATGTTAATAATACCAAATCTGTTATAATCTTCTACTGTTTTAAGATCAACTCCTTTGGGGAATAAAGCCATCATTACTCTACCATGATTTAAATAGTTGTCTCCATAATCTTTGTTTCTAGCTTTAAAAGTTTTAAAAGCTTCTTCCATGCAATCAACTGGGGATCTTTTCATGCTTATGCTCCTTTAGTTTATTTATATCTTCATCATAGTTATTCGCTTTATCAATAAGCTCTCTAAGTTCTTGCATATCTATAGCTGTTATATCGAATAATCTAGCTATTTTTTTATCATGCAATTCTATGTCATTTCCTCTTATTCTAAGCATGTTAATCTCCTCTTGGAGCACAAGTTACATTAATAACAATAGGCACTCTTCCAGAATTGGTTTTAATCATTGTTTTATTTATAATAGATCTTAAACCATTATTTCTACAATCATTTATTGCATTAATAACTTCTTCTCTGTCCATCTGATAAATTTCTTTATGATGAACTATTTCTACTTTTTCTTTGCTTGAGCAACCTATTAACATAAAAAGTGCGAATAGCAAAAGTAATGCTACAATGTATTTCATTTTGTTCCTTTCTCATTTAAAATTTATTTCTTTTTGTAAAATATTCCTAAAATTTTCTTTATTCTTTGCCAGATAGTTAATTTAATGTCTTGTTCATGAAAGCTTTCTACAACAGCATCTGGTTGTAAAAATTTATCAACTTTTGACGCAAGCTTCGCACCAGATATTTTTGATGGTTTTCTTTTATTAATTATATATCTAACAGTTCTTCTTTTAACACCCATTTCTTCTGCTATTTGATCTCTGTCACCTTTATATTTTTTATTTAAATGGTGTACAACGTCAACAAAATCTTGGTCATATTTTTTTCTAAACATATTCTGCTCCTAATTAAAAGGTTTTAAAGTTCCAATGATTGGTTGATCCAATTCTGTTATCTCTTCACACACTTCTCTTAATTGTATCATTAATATTCTTAATTTATTTCTCCAAATATTATGCACAATTTCTTCATCTAGTGCAACTTTTACCATAGTACTATCTATGTACTCTATAACTTCTTTGGCTTGTTGTAAAAGTTTTTTATTTCCAAGTAAAATTGTTTCATCCCAAAGTTTATAAACAACAGATGCAAGATCTGATATTTTTACAATAATACCTTCTTTGTCTTTTTTAGCATCAGTCCAATTTTTTAGAATTATATTCGGATCCATTCCTAGTTCGTTTATTACATTATTAATACCAGCAGTTGATATCTTATCGAATACTTCTTTTGACTCTTTATTATAGTATTTAGTTGGTCTCGGAATATCTCCTGTAATTATTTCATCTATATCGTGTACAACAGACTTTTGCAAAACTTTACAAACATCTATTTTTTCACCATCTTCTATCAAACTATTTAAATATTCACTTAATAAAAAACCAAAGAAACAAACGAAACCTGTGTGTTCCATAACTGATTCATCTTTTACCAAATGAAGTTGCGAGTATCTCCTAACAGAACAAAGTCTTTGAGACATATTAAAAACTTTTATAACATCCATTATATTTCCTTTCCTTCCTTTCTCAAACTGTCAACATAATTTACCAATTCTTTTCTAGCCCTATTGTAATCATTTTGAATATCGTTATGATTAGGACTATCATATAAGTCTTTTTGTAAATAGTCTAATCTTTTTCTTAAATAATTAAGAAAATATTCTTGAAATGGTGTTAATTTATTATTCGACATCAGGATTAAAATTTTGAAATTGCTCTAGAATTTTTTGCCTGCGACCCATATGATCCTGCCAATCTATTCCATCTTTAACAGCAGGTGGTAAATCACCAGTTTTTTCCCAATAAGATGAGATTAATCCAGCAAACTTAATAAGATCACCTACTCCTACAACATGAGCATCAACACTTTCTTTAAGCATAATATTAAGACCAAAATTTTCATTTGTATAAGTAATAGAATATCTTTTGTGTTCAGCTGCACTCTTTTCGTTTTTATATTTAAAATGATCAGCTAATGCTTTAAAATATCCCATTTCATAAACAGTCCCAGTATCTCTACCATCTACAACTGCAAATAAAATATTAGCATTAATCATTTCTTCTACATTTTTATCGTATATCCTTTTAGACTCTTTGAGCCTATCCTCTGGGGAAAGATGAGCAATTACACCTCCACTTTTCCTAGGTGAGAAATAATTTAAATTATGTTTATCAAATTCATCCTCTATCCTAGATATAGTTTCATTTTGCTTATCATTAAAAAATGGTCCAGCTAAATATATTCTCATTGTATTACCTCCACATTGTTTATATGTTTTTTCCAAAAATTAGGTCTATAGCTTGCTTCTATATTTACCATAGGCATATATTTTTTGTCTATAGGCATTGATGCTAAATTGCTATGAATTGGGCAAGGTGCTCCAGGATCATTGTCGGTGTGTCTTAATTCAGCATCTCTTGTATAAGGACAAAAGCCTTTATTACATGGTAAATCTTTTTCACTAATATCAATGTATTTTTGTGCAGCAACAATAATCTCTTTCCAGATGCCATATTGTGCAATCCAACATTGTCTTTTGTTAATAACAGTTTTCCAAAATTCTGTTTCTGCTGCAATGTTAATATTTATTTTATGACCTAAAGTTGTAAACCAATTTCTCTTTTTTATTATTGACATTAGATTATCTTTAATTGTAAAGTTTCTATGCCTTACAACTTGTGCTCTTAATGCAATTGTCATATTTAAAAATACATTTATGATTGGTCCAATTCTTCCAGTTTGCATCTCGTTTGTTCTAACTTCAGGAATAGGATTAACAAAGCTATAATTCTTAGCATATTTTTCTAGCTGAAATTTATTATTAAGTTCATTTTTACCAATAATAAAATATTCATCTATTTGTGATAAGTATTCGTAAAGTTTATATATTTTTATTAAACCTCTCCAGGACAATCTGGTTGTAAAAGATGTTAAAGAACAAACAGGCATATGCATTCTGTACTCATCTTGTATAATATTATTACTTATGTCCTTTTTAATTTTATCTTTAAGAAAATTTTTAGCATCTACATGATCAGGAATATTATTAAAATACTTCGGTATTTCAAAATTCTCAGGAGCATCAACTCTAGATGTTCTTGCCCACATTACATGATCTCTAAAAGATGCAAATATTTCTCTTTCTAATATTGTACATTCAATAGATAAAACAACTGATGGTATTTCATTAACAGGAGCATCTATCGATAAAATAGTGTCTAAAGGTGTAGTGTCATCAGGAGTTCTAGAAAGTTCCCAAGCAATCCTAGACAAATTCTTTTTACCAACATTGGTATTGCTACTGATTATTGTTATTTTCATTTTTAGATTTCCAATATTTATCTAGTTTCCAAACTCTTACATCAGGTGTCGCTTTACCATCTACATCTCTTATTGCTCTAGATTTACATTCGAAACCCAGCTTTTTACAAGTAGATCTAAAGGAGCATACATCTCCTGAAGTTTTTAAAACTGTACTATCACCTACTTCCATAGCATTAACAAGTCTAAACCATCTGTCTTTAGATTTTGCAGGATCAAGCATCACGGGTATGCCACTTTCAATGACATACCCATCAAATTGTCTTTTAACAATTTTAGACATCGTAAACCTCTGCCCATCCTTTTTTGATATCCCACTTAAGATCTTCTAAACGACCACCAGATTTAATATAAAGTTCATAAGGCATATCAGCACCATGCTTTAAAAGTAAATTGAAAGAAGCATAACCACAAACTTCTTTATTATTCTCTTTACGAGGATTTTTGTCAACAAGAATTCTAATCATCTTGCCAGCAAACTGACCACGTGGTTTAGAAACTTTTTGTCCAGATGTAGGAACTTTTTCTTTGTATAGTTCCATTTCATCAGTTGTCATACCTCTTGAATCCCAAATAGTTTTTGTAAGTGGTGTTAAAAGATTAATAAGAGTAAATAATCTTTTAACACCAGTTTTTCTATCAGCAAATCTTTTAACTTTCTTTTTAGATACTTTGTTGAAAGCATCTAAAACTTTATTAGTTGTCATATTAGGATTTTCTAAAAGCTCATCAGCATTTTCAAATACTGCCATGCCATTGCCTGTTTGTCTAGCAGCAAATCTGCTAACATAAGCATTAACATTAAGACTTTTCAAATCAATTGTAAAAACTTTATTCATATTAAATTTCCTTTCTCAGTTATAAATAAGATTATAATCATTTTTTCACAAATGTAAACCCCAAAATTAAAAATAATCATATTTTCTTCTCCTTTGAAAACAATAACTTATAAATTATATAGAAAAAAACTTTAATCCTCTTGGTCTAACAAGGTACAAATTTTGCTTTGCACGAGTCAATGCAACATACCAAACTCTATTTTCTTCATCCTTTCCTAAACTCTCCCAACTTAGTCTTCCCATATCTGTTAATAATACAACATTATCAGCTTCACCACCTTTACTTTGATGAATTGTAGAGATGTTAATTCTAGGTTTAGAATTAAATTTTTCTCCGTTCCTCATGCAAGACCTTAAATATTCTCTTTCGTCTGGTGCTATTTTTTTTAAAATCTGCATCCAGTCTCTATGAATAGCTTCTCTGGGGAGAGAAAGATGTTCTATATTGTAACTTTCTCGTTTATCCAACTTCACTTTAAAAGTAAAGAAATTTATTAAGTTTTTTGCATCAGGCATTGATATTGGCTGATCTTTTCTAATTTTTTCCCAAGATGTTATTGCTTTAGTTTCATCACTTTCTAAAGAGCTTTTACCATTATAATTATATGCATATCCTTGTTGCCTTACAGATCTTTTTAATCTGTTCAATAAATATTTACTTCTAGACATGCAAAGCCAGCTTTCATCTCCTTTAAAATTAACTTGCTGCTCATCAGCAATATATTCTACATTTCCTTTTTCAGTTCTAGGACTCCAAGGTTTTATATATCTATTTTTTATTCTTTTAACAACATCACTTGCTAGTTGATGAACTTTCATAGGTATTCTGAAAGATTGTGGAAGTATTTTTTTGTCACCTTTTAAATTTAAAAATTTATTCACATCAGCTCCTGCCCAGCCAAAAATAGCTTGATCATCGTCACCTGCTATATAAACTTCAGAAGCTTCAGCTGATGCCTTTATTGCCATTCGATATTGCAAAGAACTTAAATCTTGTGCTTCATCAATTATGCATATTTCTACTGGCAAAGGAGAAGTGTATTTTTCCAGCATGTCTGTAAAATCTAAAAGACCATTTTGTTTTTTGTAAATTCTAAGACTTTCAGCATATTGTTTTGCTGCATGTAAAGTCAAGTCCATTTGATTACTTAAATAATATTGTTTATCTATTGAACGAAGACCAACTCTCGCCAAAGACTCTAGTCTTGAACATTTATCACCCAGACCATCTCCAATATGTATTCCCAAATCTTCATCATAAATACCTCTAAATTCTATTCCTAAAGCTTTGCCAATATTTCTGTAATGCATATTGGTCATAACTTCATCTCTTTGCAAACCTAGTCTTTTAAATGCAAGAGAATGTAAAGTTCTAAAAAAAGGAAAACGATCAGCATCAAAACCAAATTGAACCATAGCTCTTTCCTGAGCTTCATTTGCAGCTTTTCTTGTAAAAGCAAGGTAAGCAATTTTTTCTGGTTGCACACCTCTTTTAAGACTAGCTTCAACAATATTAAGTAAAGTTGTCGTCTTCCCTGTTCCTGGAGGACCCAAAATTATTTGCACATGTCTCAAAATCATTCCTTTCTAAATCTTCTTTAAATCTTCTTTTTATGTAATCATAATAAGATTCATAGCAATAATGATCTTCACCTTCGATTATTTCTTTAAAACATTTAGGGCATATTATCATTTGTACTCACCTTTAAATTCTTTTGCTTTTTGGTAAACTAACACAAAAGCATTACAATTATTACAAGATAAATTTGTTACAATATCGTATTCCTCATTTTCTTCTTCAACATGATCACCACCCCAAATTAATTTCTCTTTACATACATAACATTTCATTAAAAGTCCTCCGTAACTTCACTAGGTATATCAAGTGCATCCTCTTCATCAAAAAATTCAGGCTCAGGCACTGACCATACTTTAACTGGTTTGCTTTTAATTCTAAAGGTTTTTCTATCACCACCTAAAGATCTAAGCCAAGACCAAACTTGATGTTGACTTGGATATTTAAATCTTCTAGCATCTAAATATATAAATAAATCTTCTGATCTAAAATAAACTCTGCCTTCCTCAGAATCATGCCATGGTTTACTATTCATTATTTCATCTCTTTGTCTAGCTTGTACTTTTCCAGTTAAAAAGCTGTCTAAAACTTTTTCAAATTGTCCCTGAGGAGAAGCATCATCTGGATCTATTACAACTTCAACACTTTGCAAAAGCTCATTAATTCTTTTCTCCCATCTTTGAGCTGGCATGGTGCTAGGGCATTTGTTAAGTTTTTCTACACATATTTTTTGTAATTGTCTCTGGTCAAGTAATTGAGGTGTTGTTACCTCTATTCTTTCACCTTGCATTTCTATGTACCAGCGAACTGATTGTCTATTTTCAGTTTCGTACTTTGTAATGGCATCAACTTCTAAAGCTAAACCACCACCAAAACCTCCAACTCCATAACTTCTTTTCATACATTTAGATTTCTCACAATAATTACATATTGGTGCTTGTTTACAAGTATAAGCATAATCTTTTCTACTTACAGATTTTATAAGTCCATTTACTTCAGAAGATGGCAAAGGTTCATCAAGATTTTCATAATTGAATTTCATAAGATCTTCTTGCCAATCGTCTGGGTTCTTTTTTCTATAATAAACACCGACATTAAAAAGAGAACTATTTCTGCTTCCTTCTGGGAAACCCATTGTCATAATATGCTGAAGGCAAGGTGGACCATCACTAAAATTATCAACTAAATTAAATTCTAGTTTTTCTAATTTTTCATAAGTTGTTCTTTTCTTTTCTGCTAATTTTATAAAATCTTCTACATTTAATTTTTTGCCTTTATGTATTGCATATCTTTCTGTTTTATCACCATTGTGATAACATATATTAATCCAGTTTCCACGATCTCTGTCGTTTGCTCTAGATATTTGTTTAGGAAATATTTCTGAACCACCATAACCTAGTTGTGCAGCAAATTCATTCAGCTTAGATACCATATCAATTGCAGGAATGCTAGGATTGCAAAACATGTACAAATGAGCACCACCACTTTTAGAGCGACAAAGAACCAATGGCAGTTCTCTAATTTTCTTTTCAAGACTTTCCAATGTTTCATTTAATTTCGCTTCACCTCTAATATCAACATCTATAACTCCAAAATAACAACTGTTGTCCATAAGTAAAGGAATGATTCCTAGTATGTATTCACCACCATTTAAATGTTCTTTAAAATTTTTCTCTGTAACAGGTTCACTAACTGTTACTGCTCGCCCTGACATTTTTCCGTCAGCTTCTTTTTTATTTACTCTGTATTGACCATGTGCAAGTTCATAACCTTGAAAAAGCTCCATGAATTTATTGACTGCCATATTAAATCCTTTCTAAAGTGAGCCACCAGAAACAGGCCAGAAACTGATGGCTCTCCTCTACGTTGTAGCCATGGAGTAAACTACATCGTAT